CGCCGTATGTGGCAAGTGATGGCCTTCCATCCACTATGGCTATTGGTGAGTTCATAATTGTGTCTACTGTGGTCATTAAGTAATCGCCTGAATCTTGATTTCCAGGTGGCCCAGCCAGCACGCGAATGACGAGGCGAATGTCGCCCACGTTATAGGTGAACGCGTCAAGTGTTGGAAGTTCAATCATGACGGACAACGGGCGGGCATTGCGCGGGTCTGTCACAGGTTTTAAGCCCAGCGCCGTTAGCGCGGTCTTAGTGGCGTTCACTGCTTCATAAAGGATGCCCGTTGCAGCCATTAGGCAACCTGGGGCCTTCCACAACCAAGCAGCTGCATAATTTGACCAAGGGACATGGTGGGGGTGCCCATACCCATTGAATCAAAACTTGAATAGCCATCAACTGCACCACGGCTTCTGTATTGCATTGCTGCATACATAATTGTGCCCAATTTCGCTGCACCATCGGGCGAGGAACTTAACGAATCTGTATAGCCAGCCTCGCGCCTTTTACGAAATGCCCAACTGTTTGCAGCTGAAACACAGACAGCAATAAAGGCCGTGTCGTTTGCTGTTGCTACTTCAATGCCGAGCCAACTGGTGACATCGGCGCTGGTTATCCAACTGCATGAAGGAGTAAAAGTTACTGTGCCAGTTGCAACATCTCGAGCGTAATCTGTGCCCGCGTTGTAGTAAATAAATTGGTTTTCCATAATGACGTTGTAGTCAAAAAGCAAATCGCCCTCGTCTGAAACGCCAATGAACTCGTAAGGCTCGGTAGAAATAACTGTTTGCGTACCACTAAATCCGTGGTCAGCGCCTGCTACTACTACCGAGTCTTGCGGTTGTATGTCTGTGTCTACAAAAGTCTGCAACACTGCATAGTTTTCTAGTCGCGTATGAAATGCGAGGTTGAAGGTGGCCATGGTCTTGCAGTCTTTCTAGTTCGCCTGAATCAGACGAAAGCAGCCTTAACAAACTTGGTCGGGTCAATCATCAAAGTAGCAAGGTAACCACGGAACGCAATTGTGCGGGACATGGTTGAAGGTACATCAATGCTGAGGGCACCCTTTTGCTGTTCAAAGATTTCGTAACCTGAAGGGTCGCCAACAATAACAGTGCTTGCAGCAAAGTTTCTATCAACAACAACTTTGAGGCCGAATGCCATCATGTCTGTGGTGTTTGCGTTTGAAGTTCCAAATGCATTCATTGGGCCCACGTTCGGAAAGAGTGGGCGGTCTGCCGTGTCCGAAAGTGAAGCAAATGAAGCCCACACGTTTGGTGCGAGGAACAAATGCGTTGGAAGGTTGCCGTTGCTTGACGAAAGAATCGTAGAAGCTGCACCATAAATCCATTCAACCCAATAAGCAGGGTCAGCACCTGAAGCGCTTGCAAAGTTACGAGTAACACTTGCGCCAGTAGCAAGGTTGTCTGCTGCCACGTTGTCTGTGGCGTTTGCATAAATGCGGGCCATGTCATCAAGCACCAGGCCGATAATTTCGGGCTGACTCCAATCAATTGATTGTTCGGAGAGGGTCACATATCCACCATAGGCAGCTTTTGTGACCTGATTGTCAGTCACTACAAAAGTGCCTGACTGAAGTGAAGCGTTTTCTGCTGACTGAACAGCAATTGAAGTGTGCGTTGTTACTTCTGGGCGAATGAAAACTTTGCCGCCTTGTGGCATCGCTTTTGCCCCAATGGCATCAATGACAGGCCTCAGGCCTCGGAAATTATTGTAGACAGGCTGAACCAAAGGAATTGGGAGGGCCCCAACAATATCACTGGTTGTCACATCGGGCGCGGCGGCTTTTAGGCCTTCGTGCATTTCGCGCCATTTGTCTCCACCAACGAATGCAGCAGAAATGTATTCGGCAGCTGTTGGCATAACGAATGTGCGTTTTGCTGTTGCATAAATTGGGGTTGTTGGAATGATTGAAGCTTCTACCTCAACCACTAGGTTTTCTTGTGTTGCCACTTCTGGTTCCTCCTCGGAATCTGTTGGGGTGGGTTCGGTTGCATCTTCAGGTTCGGATGCAGCGATTTCTGTTATTAGGGCCTCTTTAAATGCAGGCTGGGCTACCAGGCTGATTTCTATGAGGTCAGCTTTTGACACGACCATTACGCCGTTTTTGTCATACTTAAATTTTGTGGGGACAGCACCAACGCTCACTGAGTCGTACGCGCCTGCTTTTACAAGTTCAATGGCGTCAGCTGCTGCACCCGTTTTTGCAAAGGTGGCAGTAAAGCCGAGCCCTTCTTCAAAATCGGCAAGGGAAGAAACAACTCCGCGCAACTGCCCCATGTCGTGGTTTTCCAAAAGTTTTGGGGCCTTAGCGTTTAGGTCAAAAGCGCCTCGAGAAAACGAAACTTTTGTACCGTCTGAAACTGTTGCAAATGCTGGTGCCCAAGGCACTGCAATGCCTGTAATTGTTTTGGGGGCATCTTCACCTGCTGCCGCGTCAAGGGTGATGGGGACATTAACGAAATGAATCATGTTGGGCTTTCTACTGGTAGGTCTACGGCTGGTTCCACCATTACGTCTGAATAAATTTCTTCAGCAAGGTAGGCCTCTACGTCAAATTCAACAAAACGATTTCTTGGTAAAACATTTGAAGCAGACAGCGTTTGCTGGATGCATTCAATAAATGGTTTTGCGCCGTAAAGGTAAAGCTGGCGGTTTGAGTCCTGCACGTTTGTGTACGTCAGGCCTGAGCCTTCCTGGGGTGCAGAGACAAGGTAGGCAGGAATATTTGACACGCGGGCAATTTCTAGCGATTGGTATTTGCGCTGTTCGCCTACAACTTCGGCGGGTGAAACGCTGAATTCTTTAAACTCAATGTAGTCGTTCAAAGCGCCAATCGCGTTTTGGCGGCGCATTGCTGACCATGCAGCTGCAATTTCGCTGAGGCTGTCACTGTCTAAAGTTTCGCCACCTTTTTGCTGAAGATAACCAGGGACAGTTTCAAGGGTTGCGTAACGGTCAGCGGCTTGGTCTAGGTGGGTTGCGATTGACAACGCTCGAGCGCCTTGGTACAGCAAGCCCTGAATTGGTGAAAGGAATTGAATGACATCGTTGCTGTCGCCAATTTCAACGCCGTTAAATTGCACCACGTCAGAAGGGCCAAACCATTGCGGGCCTGTTTGGTTTGGGGTTGTGACCATGGCGGCTGGTAGCCAGGTAAAGCTTGCAGGTAGGCCTGTGGAGTAACGGGAAGTTACAAAGGCAAAAGCCCTGCCGTGGAAAAATAAATCACTAAAGATATTGGAATAGAAAAAGTTGCGGGTGACCTTTGGGTCAGGCTGTTCCATCCATGGTTCCACTGGAAGGTAAATTTCCTCGTAGCGTTCGCCTGTCCACTGCTTTGAATAGTGGCGCATTTCAAGGCAGCCAATCATGGAGGCCAGTAAGTCTTTGGAACGGGAAACTGTTGGGTTTTGCAGGGCGCGTTGTTCAGCTGCACCAGTGCTGTATGCAAGGAAGTCATTGACCTGGGCAGCGCCAGCACCAGCGGCTGCTTTAATGGGGGCGGCAGACATTTGGGCTGTCGTTACTTTTGGAGTGAAAAATCCCACGGGCGGAGTCTTGCACAAACTTGTTGCAAATGCAACTACCTCGCTGAACCAATCATTGCCCGCCCAGATTGTCCTGGTCGTGACACCAGGGAAGCAGCTGCAACTAGGCACCTTGCACACTCGATTGGCCCTGGAGACTTTTGCGATGACAAAACGACTGCCCCATTCGCTTTAACCAGGGTGGCGCGATTGACGTGTTCCGCCAGCATTTCCTCGCCAGTGTGCAACAGTCTGCCTTCAGTAATCATTGACCTAACTAGGCCCGTGTATTTAATCATTTCCGCATAGCCCCAAAGGGAACGCCTACGAATTAAAGGTTCGGGAGTGTGCAAGTCAAGCGTTGGCGTTATGGCAAGTTTTAGTTTTGGGTCTGCTTCCATAAGTTTTTCAATGTGCCGCCACATTTGCCTGTTGGTTTCGCAAGTGAAAGCAACGCTGGCAACAATGTCCCCGTCACTGTTTAAGCCGCAAAGGATGCCCACATATTTGCTGTCATCCATACTGCTGTCCACAGCCAAAACTGAATTGCCACCATTTAGCGTTTGGTTTGTGGTATAACGCTTTGCCCACTCGCCAGGAT